GGCCGGCAGGCGTGTATAGATCCACGGCCGGCGTGACCATTAATTATCCTTCGTTTGTTACATCGATCTCGCATTCAGCTATAACTCTGGTTAGATCGACAGCAGCGGTGTGGGTTTACGAATTGGGGGACACGGACGGGCATATCACATTCTTTGCGCTGGCATTCCAGCAGTATAATAACGCAACATATACGGCGCGGTGTTATATTACAGGCACGTGGGCATAACGGTAGGGGCGAAATACTCGTCCCTTTTTTTTATTATGAAGAAAAAGAAAGGAGAAGCGGAATGGCTACGAAAAAGACCAAGAAGGTCAAGAAGACCAATACAGGATACGTCAAGGCCAAGAAGCCCACAAAGGCTCCGACGTATAAGAATACAGCGGTTGCTCCGACATACACACAGAGGCGGTACAACAATCGATACGACAGCAGGATCCAGGCTGCGCTGAACAAGGTGACGAACCGGCAGGCGTTCTCGTATGATCCTCTGCAGGACGCATCGTACAAGGCCCTGGCGAATGTCTATAACAACAGGGCGAACATCGCTGCGAAGGACACGATGGGCGATGCTGCAGCACTCAACGGTGGTTACGGATCGTCCTATGCGACAACGGCAGCAGCGCAGGCCAGGGGCCAGTACAATCAGGAGCTGGCGTCGGTGATCCCTCAGCTTGAGCAGAACGCGTACCAGCGATACTCGGATGCGTTCAATATGGATCTGAGCGCGCTGGAGGCACTCAATACGGCAGAGCAGTATGACTACGGCAAGTATCGTGACACGGTCTCCGATGATCAGTGGCTGTACGGGCAGAAGTACACCAAGTACAGAGACGATGTCGCGGACAATCAGTGGCTGTACACACAGAATTACACCAAGTACAGGGACGACATGTCCGATTATCAGTGGGCCCAGAATTATAACCGAAGTGCTTACGAGTGGGAAGAGCAGTTCGAGGAAGATAAGAAGAACAACGCAGCACAGAGGGCAGCATTAAAAAATAACTCCTCCGGAGGCGGTGGCAGCAGCTCCGGAGGGTACGGCGGTGGATACTACGGTGGCGACGGGTATTCCGATTACGGTGCTGCCGATAACTACGGCAAATACCAGGCTGCAGGCGGTGGCTCCGGCAATGTGACATATAAGAACGAATCGCCGAATTCGGTGCAGAGGAAGAACGGCAAGACAAGACAGGACAGATTCGCAGCAGGCCGTGCGAGGGCGAAGGCTGCCAGGAAGAGAGCTGCTTCGAGGAGATAATAGGAGATTGATATGGCGAACAAGGCTGCAACAGAAGCATACAAGGCGTATAAACGAGATCAGGCTAAACTGCGGAAGAAGAAGGCTGCCACATCTAACTATGATGATGTGCGGAAAAGAGCGCAGGCAAGACAGGCCAAAGACAGGCAGACAGCGAAGAATCTGACAACGGGTGCCGTACAGCAATCCGTAGGCATGATGCGGAAGGGCCCGTCCGCGTTCTTTTCCGCTGCGCGTCCGAAGGAAAACAACACCATCAACGGCACGGCAGCGCATAGAACCGGATATTTCAATACGCGGAGGAATGACCGGAGGAACGATCGCGGAAAAACTGCCACACAGAAATACAGAGAGCAGAGGGAGCAGGCCAGACAGAGGGCTGTCGAGACGTCGAACGAGCTGAAGAGGGCGCGGTATGAGGCATCCGCGCAGGAAAGCAAGGCTGCTTCCGCACAGATCGAGAGAGGCACTACCAAGATCGAGAACGAAAAGAAGACCATGACGAAGGGTGGCAAGTGGCTGACCGATGCTTACGTCGGTGGCATCCAGCTTGCCGGCGATCTGACGGTAGGTGCGGTGACCGGAACAGGCGTGGCGCCGATGGTCCTGCGTGCATCCGGTGGCGGTGTGCATGAAGCGGAGAAGGAAGGCGCAACGAAGGAGCAGGCGCTGATCTACGGTGCAGCCACAGGCGCGGTCGAGGGAGCCACGGAGAGGCTGTTCTCGGTTGGCAAGATCCTGAACGCAGGATTCGGCAAGGGCGTGGGCGACGACATCGTTGATCGGGTGATCAAGAAGGCTGCGAGCAAGGCATCGAAGCAGGGCATTAAGGATATCTGGCATGCCGGCGGTAAGTGGATGACAGCAGCCATCACAGAGGGTCTGGAGGAAGTCATCGCAGAGGGCGTGGAGCCGGAGCTGGCAAACGCGATTTACGATGCGAACAAGGCCACACTGCGGAACAATCCACAGGAGGCGATCAAGAACATGGCCTACGCAGGCTCGCTGGGCGCTGCGCTTGGCGGTATCGCAGGCGGTGGTGGCGTGCTCATGGAACAATCCACAGGCCGGAGAGTTATCAACAACACTGATCCGGAGGAGCTGAAGGAGGCTGCCAAAACTGCGTCATCTGTGGATAACCGGCAGGATGCTGCAAGGGCACAGGCTCTGTATGATCAGCTCGACAGCGGACAGGGTATCACGTCCATCCAGGCGAACGAATTGCAGACGATCCTGCGTAGGCAGGAGAGTACCAACAGGCAGAAGAGAGAATCCGCGAACAGAGCAGCGCAGACCGAGTGGGCGAGAAACGGATACGCCACGAGCTTTGAGCGAGAGACCGTCGCCAAGAGAGGCAACGACACGGCAGATCGCGCCACAGAGGTGATTAACTCCAGCGATTGGGGAGAAGAATCAGAATCTATAAAAAATCGTTCTCAGGAGCTCTCAGGACGTATGGCGCGTATTGAGACCGGCAATGCTACGGACGATGACATCGATACATTCATCAATGATGCTGCAGCACGGACTGTATTTGAATCGGTGACCGGCCAGCAGATTCCATCCGGCAACAATGTCGAAGCCAGGGACTTTCTGTACGCGCATAACGCTGGGAGCACTCTCAGTATCGCGGAGGAGCAGACACGGATAGATCGCGATCGGGCCTACACCAGACTTGTGACAGACAACGAGGCGAAGCACGGTGCGATGGGCCAGCAGGTGTTCGAGAAGTATTTCGCCGACGTGGATACCAGGGACGAGCAGACGTCAGATCAGGTTAAGGCATTCGACATCTTCTATGAGGGTGCAAGGTCTGATTACTCCTTCAACGAGATCCAGAATCTGTTCAAGGGTGATCCGAGGATCGCCAGTCTTGACGTGGAGACGAGGCATGCTGCATACGAGGCCGGCGTCAATGACGCGCGGTCTGCTGTTGCTGCGCGTGCGCAGAAGCAGGAAGACCGGATCAGCGCATGGGGCAGATCAGAGAATCAGGGCAAGCTGGACACGTCGGGCGTGTCTGATCAGAGCAGGCTGTCTCCGGAAATCAGGGGCGTGCTCCGCGATCTTGCGAGAGCATTCGGCATCGAGATCCGTGTGGTGGATGACATCGAGACTCCGGATGGTGAGGCCAGTGGTAATGAGGGCATGTACAACAACGGCGTGCTCACACTGGCGCTGAATGTTGATAGAAGTCTGCTGTCGACGTTCACGCACGAGATCACGCATCATCTTGAGGACTATGCTCCGAAGGCGTGGTCGTCCCTGCGCAATTATGTTGTGGATCACTGGAGCGAGATTGCTCCGCGAATCGGAAGAGATCCGGACATCAATGCAGAGATCGAGCGCAAGCAGAAACTGTACAAGGAACAGGCCAATGTAGATCTGTCCAGAGAGGACGCGATCAAGGAGATCATCGCCGAGACGCCGAGGCTCTTCACAGACGGTGAGACTATCAGCTCCATCGTGCAGGCAGACCGGAGCACGGGCGTCAAGATCCTTGAAGCCATCCGCGAGGTGCTCAGGAAGATCCGTGCCATCATTGCGGAGCACGGGTTCGAGAACACCAGGTGGCTGCAGGAAGACAGAGACGCGCTGAAGCAGGCAGAGAGGCTGTGGATGGATGCTCTGGCTGTGGCGCAGACCAGGCGTGATTCCGTTGACATGGGAACCGGAAAAAGACTTTCCTTTGCAGGATATGCGGATAGTGGACGTGGCATTTATGTAAACGATTACGCGCCGGGCACGCAGAAGAGTACAAAAGTGACTGAAATTCTTGGCCTTGTTCAGAATGTTTGGAGTAAGAAACCAATCTCCCTTACCGTTGGCGCAGAGGGGAGAATCGTTGAGGCTGTATTTGATCCGTATTTTGACGAGAACGAGGACACGGACGCAGGCAAGATTGCTGGTGGAAATACCAGTGGGAATAGTAGCGAGAAACGCGTCAATCTGAACATAGGGAAGGATTATTATCGGATCCTTAGCGAAGCGGAATATCTTGACACACATGTAGAAGACGAGCTGCACGAAGAAACAAGAACGCATGTGAACGGACAACTGTGGCACTATTTCATGAACGATATCTATTACATGGAGAACGAGACGTCTGGTGAAATGGAACCGTATTCCGTGATTATAAACGTCCGAGAAAATGATAACGGCACGTTTGTGTATGGATTTGAAACATACAAATCAGAAAATGTACCAAAGGCATTAAAAAGAAAAAGAATTACCGCGAAACCGACATTAGTCGGCCGGGAGAATTCCCTTAACGCAGATAATTCTTCTAAAAATATTATAGAGGAACATAATCCCGAAGTCAATACTGAACGTCGTTCCATCGCAGATGGATTTGAGAGTGGGGACGCGAACGTACCGAGATTCTCCATTCGTGAAGCGGATCCTCCGAAGAAGACGAAGGGGAAAATCTATAAGCTGCTGAAGCTGTATCCGGATGGTTCGCTGGGGGCGCTGTTCATCGACAAGGGCATGAGACTTCAGGTCGGGGACTGGTATGACGCGGATTCGCCGATGATCAAGGATCTGGAGAATCTGGAGATCAACCACACATATTTCGTGGACGCGGATGGAAATGCCGAGGTCAGAACATATAAGAATAAAGAGGATATAAAAAATAAAATCCCAGCAAAGACGCGTCCGGGAAAGAAAGATATCGAGCAGGCCACAAGAGATGGAGGCCGGTTGATTCTTGTCGCCACGTACAGTGACGGTTCCAGAAAGTATCATAATTGGGGAATCAACGGCTCTGGATCTGTGAGCACTTTTGCCATGCGCCCCGGCTGGCATGCGACGGATGCTCCTGCAGCAAGACATATCGGAGCAGGAAAGAACGGCAAGGAATCGGTGTGGAGGCGAGAGGACGAAGTCTGGTGCGAAATCTCGCTGGCTGCGGACGTGGATTACCAGCAGGAGGCCGAGGCGAATACGTCTAAGGATATCCAGACACACATCCCTACGGATGGATACTATTACTTCAAAACCAACACCAATGCCGATGACGATCAGGCATGGTACATTTCTGGTGCGATCAGAATCGACAGGATCCTGTCCGATGATGAAGCTGAGGCGATCGCAAAGGAGAACGGTGTGACGCCAGATCTGCCGAGAAAGAGTGGGAGAAAGTTTGATCCGGAGGGGATGGACGGATGGTTCGATGACGGTAGTCGGTTAAGCGTCGCAGATGATTACGCCACGATTACTCCGGATCGTCTCGACAGTCTGATCGAAGATTACGCGATTCCTGGGAACGAAACCAGCGATTATTCACAGGCGTGGATCGCCACGATCAATCCGAGGGATTATCTCACGCTGACGGTTGCCGACGATGTTCTTGACACGTGGGAGCTGGGAACGGAGAACGAATGGGGACAGAAGGTTCGCGAGCTCAACACAGATGATCTAAAGAAGACGAGGCGCATGCCATATCTTAAAATTGATAGTCGTGACAGTCATTCCATCGTTGGTCATGAGGGCAGACACAGGATGCTTGCGATGGCTCGCGCAGGAATCACAGAATCTCCGGTTGTGATCATAGACATCAGCGAATCGACGAAGCGGAACAAGCAGGCGATGGACACGATGGATCTCTGGTCGCAGGACTTCGGCAATGGGCCGGTCAACGACACTAATGACGGCCTGGGCGCGGACGTCAATGTACACGACGTTATCCCAATCAACGAGAAGAACCGAAGCGAAATCGACAGAATCTACGGCGGTGATACTGACGTGCAGTTTTCCATCGCAGAAGACAGCGAGGGAAGAGCGCTGTCGGAGAATCAGAGAGAATACTTCCGCGATTCTAAAGTCAGGGATGCGGAAGGCCGGCTGATCCCTGTGTATCACAGCACGGACGCAGACTTCACCATCTTCGATCGGGAAAAGCTGGGCGATTCCACAGGATATCCGAACACTGCTTTCGGGCACTTCGTCACGCCGAACAGAGAATTCTCACAGCGGTTCGGTGGTAACACGATGGAGATGTACGCCAACATCACGAATCCCATCATCCATCCGTATGGCTGCCATGCGAAGTATCCGGACAGGGCCGACGAGATCGTGCGCACATGGTTCGAGGCGGTTGATCCGGAGCAGATTCCCTTCCTGGAATCGTCTATGGAGGAGGACGGCTTTGATTCCCTCTATGACGCGTACATGAATGCCTACAGCTTCGAGGCGTTCGATTATTCGGCCGATGAGAGGGAGGCGGTCGAGGCGAGTGGCTACGACGGGATCGAGCTGGTGGAAGGCATGGGAGAAGAGCTGGAGCTGGCGACGTCGGGCGGTGTGTCTTCGTATATCGTCTTTGATTCCAATCAGCTTAAGAACGTCGACAACGCTGATCCGACAGAGGATCCGGACGTAAGGTTCAGTATTACAGAGCCGATCGAGAGATCTGGAGATCTGATCGCGGTGCACAATCTCAGAGGCAACGAGCTCGTGAAATCCTTCAGGCTTGGTGGTCTTCCTATGCCATCGATCGCGGTTACAAAGGGAGAACTAAGTCACGACATGTATGGAGAGGTTTCCCTGCTTTTCCACAGCGACACCATTGATCCACAGGCCAACAGGCGCAACAAGGTGTACGGTGGAGACGCATATACGCCGGAATTCCCGTCTGTGGATATCAAGATCAACCGTGATGTCGCGGATAACGTGGAGGCCGAGATCAGGAATCTGCTGGGCGTGGACGATGATGTGATCAGACAGATGGACATGCCTGCCTTTGACGACGGAAATCTGGAAAACAAACTGAAATACAACGACGTTGCTCATGCCTACGAGAGCAACGACGTGATGCGGTTCGCATATCTGCGTGCTCTCGGCGAGGATGTCGAGATCCCGATGACGGACACCAAGATCCTGAATCTGGAAGAGGACGCGTGGAGGATGATTTCGGAAGCGCTTCCGGAGGAAATCGACGAGGCAGACGTCTATATGTACGATGCCGATTACGTCCTTGATCTGATGGAGGAGTACGGCGACGATATCGAGGCTGCCGTGGATCGTTATCTTGCAGAGAAATACAAGGACAACGAAAAACGTCTTGCATTGGTTCGCAGGCGCAGAAACGGACATGACTTCGTCGAGAAGTACGGGCCGGACATCATATATCATCTTGTCGATTATCGGGAAAACGGCATGCCCAGAAGGGTCGACGGTCTGGAGCTGAATGAGATCGCGAATCGGGTCTACATGAATGGCCAGATGGACGATTACCGGAAATGGCTGGAGGAGATGTTCGACGGAATCATTGAGGAAGAGGGCATCCGTAATGACAAGGGCACGTTCACGCCGTCGGGGAATCGGAGGTCTTGGGAATCGCTGCATGATCCGGTCACGCTGGACAATATCGTGAAGGCTATGAGAAGCTCCAGGACAACGGGCAAGGGCTCGTGGGGAGGGGGTGCTGTTGCTGCGTCGGCGCAGAAAAGATACAGGAATCTCGACGATATTCGGGCAGATGAGGACAGGCTGAAGATCTTGGAGCAGGATGCCTATGACTATTTTGTGGAAGAGTCGATGGCCACGCTGGATGATGCCGTGAGCGAAATCGCGAGCGACGACGGCAACGAAATTGATCTGTACGAGTGTGAAAACATTCTGTCGGATGTCCTGCAGACCACACAGTCTAAGAAGGGCATCCAGAGGGGTCTCGCCGAATATCAGATCACGGCAACAGACGAGCAGATGGACGGTCTGATGGATGCATTGCACTTGCTTGCAAACATCCCGACAGGTTATTTCGAGGCGAAGCCGGAACGGGCAATTGGCTTCGAGGAGGTTAAGGCTGCCGTCATCCCGACAACGGCGAGCGATGAAATCAAAACCGGTTTTGCCGAGCACGGTGTGCCTGTGTATGAATATGCAGAGAATGATACAGAAGACCGGAAGGCAAAACTGAATCAGGCTGCAGAGGAGCAGGAGCTGCGCTTCTCCGTTGCGGAGGTCGAATCGAAGATCAGAGAATCTGTGGGGGATCGTGTCGCCATCGGTGCCGGCGTGGATGCGTCCGGAAATATCAGGTATTCCATCCCGACAGAGATCAATGCTCACATCAAGGGCAACGGCAGGATCGAATCTGTCCGCGCAATGAGAAACCGGTGGATGGTTGATCGGAAGCGAGAATCAAAGGCGCTTGATCAGGTGCTGGATCGCGTCGGCGATTTCATGGTCGGAGCATCGGATCTCTATGAGTATGTTTCCCTGGAGGACGTGCAGAAGGCCACAGTGGCATATAGAACAGACGCCGATGGAAATCCGGAGAGTGTGATCCTGAGCTGCCAGGTGGCGAACGGTGAGTACGAGGTCAATTTCGATTTCACAACGATCTGTAAGAAACGCGAATCCTTCCAGAAAGTCATCGAGGATCTGTATAAGGAGGGCGTGGACGAGCTGGATCTGACCGAGGAGAATATCTTCCAGATCAATCAGGAGCTGCAGAAGTACGGATTCGAGACGGCATGCCCGATCTGCTTTGTCGAGGCAAGGCGGTACGCGAACAAGGCATATGCCGAGAAGATCGTGTCAACGTGGAACGCTGCTGTGGATAAAATCAATCCCAATGCGGAATACTTTGATCTGGTCAATGCAAACATAGAGGAATTCGATTACCAGGAGATCGACAGAGCTCTTCGGAACACTGGTATCGGCAAGGGCATGAATTTTGAGCAGAAGGTCGAGGCCATTGTGCGATCCAGCGAATTCTTCCAGAAGAAACTGCAGCAGAGCGACATCCTTACCAACAAGGGTGTGCAGGCTCTGAAGGCTATGTCCAACAAGAAAAACAGTCTGTTCGGATATCTGAAGCAGTCGAGAGGCGCGTCGGCTCCAAAGGAGATCGTGGCGTTTAACGCGTATAACGGTGAGATCGAGCTTCTGCCGGAGAAAATGAAAAAGATTCCTCTGGCGGAGTATTTGGCATCCATCGCAGGAGCACGACTGCAGAGCTTTTCTGATTTCCAGATCGAGAATCTGTATGATTACATGCAGCTTATCGCAGGCATGGCATCCAGAAGGATCCCATGTCACATGTACACAAAGGAGGTCGCTTGCGCCAGACTCTTCGGAATGACGGGGATTAAGACGAATTTATCTATCGTCTGCGATGTGGATCCGAATGTTCCGGAAGAATATGCCGGTCTTACGCAGGATGAGAACGGCAAGTGGGTGTATAACTTCGGCGAGCAGTCATTCCCGTGGGAGGAAGCACTCAAGCTGCAGAAGGACAGGAGGTATTCCAAGCACGTGGGCACGATCCTTGTGGGCCTGTCTGATGCGCACATACAGAAGGCGCTTGACGATCCGGACATCCGGTTTATCATTCCCTACCATGCGTCAGGGCTGCCCACGGATATAATGGCGAGCACGCATCTTGGCATGGCGACGGATTACACGAGTTACCAAAACACGTGCACATTAACTGCAGACGGCATCAAGGCATTGGCAGATGCAGGATATGAAAGTAACATCACGGCTTTGTTCGAGCAGATGGGCGCGAAGAAGGCGCTGAAGTATTTGAACAAGGCTTTCGCCAAGATCGGCCTGAAAGATTCCTACGTCGTCAAGACCGAGGTGGGATATGGCGATTTCGATTTGTACGGGGATCTTGAGCTCACAAAGAATCCGAGGAAGACCGCAGAAAATTACATCGAATACTGCATGGAGAAGGGCTCACTTCCGTTGTTCTTCCAGTTTACCGGCCATAAGAATTACTACAAAACGCTGTATGACTTCGATGTATACGATTCCGTGACCGGACGGTATGCTCCGCAGAAGGCTGTGCAGAACATCTATCCAGGCATGGATATCACAAAGGGCGAGACGGACACCAGCGAGCTGGAGGCCATTGCTACAGAATATCTCGAAGAACGGGAGGAGATCGGCAGACAGACCAGCGGTAAATATGCTGACGTCATGACCGAGATCAAGAGCAATATCTTCGGGATGAAGTATGAGGCGAGTGAAGCCGAAAACATTGACCGGGATGAGGAAAGCGGAGCAAGGATGAGTGTCAGAGATGACACGGCCGAGCCGGTCTCCGACGACGACGTCTTCTCTTGGATGGCAGATAATCCCGACGAGCTGATCGGCGAGGACGGTGACATTGCGGATCTGCCGGTGCATGATCAGCGCATCAACATGTCCAGAGAGAGACGCGAGCGCACGCTGGAGGAGATCCAGCAGGCAGCGCAGTGGGTCAAGAATGAGACCAAGCTGACGCACGGCAGGAGGCTCGATCCGAGATCCATCAAGGAATCGGTGAACGGTGTCGTCAGAAGGCTGATGGAGAACGCCGAAACGAAGAACCGGACGAGCCATCAGTATGTGAAGCTGGCGACGGCGTCCTGTCAGGCCATGCGCGGATATCTGCTGGACGATGACTTCGATTCGGCTGCGGATATCGCATATGATACTGCACTGGAGATCATCGAGAACGTGAGGATCATCAACGACACGTACTACGAGGAGTACAAGGCCATGCGTGATTTCTTTGGCCAGGTGCGCATCCGTGTTCCGGAGGAGTTCCGCACGGGCGAGTATAACGAGCTCCGGAAGCAGAATTTCGGCCGGCTGATCATATCCAATGATGGGCAGGACATCGATGCTCTGTGGAGCGAGATCTGCGAGACGTTCCCCGGGCACTTTGATCCGGAGGCCCTGCTTGATCCGATGGAGATGCTGCAGGAGATCTCTGCAGAGATGGATGCGGTTAAGCCCTTCGAGGAAGAGTACACGTCGGAGGAGATGGACAGGATCGCGTCGGTGGTGGCGATGGATCTGATGGAGATCTCGTGGGCCGGCAAGCCGATCCAGACATTCGCTGACCGGAAGAAGGCGCAGTATGACCAGAGGGTGAAGGCTCTGAAGGCCAGACACCAGGAGGCTCTGAAGGAAGCCAGACAGAAGGCGAAGGAGAGAGCCGACGCACGGGTGAAGGCCGAGCGCGAGAAGAAGAAGAAGGCGGTCAACGAGGCCAGAGAAAAGGGCAAGGAGAATCTTCGTAAGGAGAGACAGGCCCAGACCGAGAGGAGAAAAGAGGCTGTCCGGAAGGAGCGCGAGAAGGGCGAGCAGAGGCTGCAGGAAGAAAAGGAAAAGGGCAGAGAACGTGTGCAGGAGGCCAGAGAGCGCGGAGAGCAGAAGCTCGCGGATCAGAAGGCCAGGACGCGTGAGCGAGATCTGGAGAGGAAGGAATCGGCCGACAAGAAGGAAGCCCTGCGGAAGATGAAGAACAACGTCAAGTGGCTGTCCGACCGGCTGCTGAATCCGACAGATGATAAACACTTACCGGAAGGATACCGGAGGGCTGTGGCGCAGATCCTTGCGGTGCTGGATCTCCAGACCGAACGGTCGAAGGAGCTGGAAGAGAAGTACGGTGTCAGCAAGGCACGGTTCAAGTGGCTGGAGCTGAAGAGACAGTATGAGGAGATCGCCAGGGGAGAGTCATACGGGTTCATTCTCGACGAGGAGCTGCTGGATCTGATGGACACACTTGCGGAAGAGCTGGAGGATCATCCGCTGTCTGATGCGACGGCAGAGGAGCTGAACATCATCCACAAGGTCGTACAGGCAATCCGGCACGGGATCGCGCACCAGAACAAGGCGTTTTCGGATGCTCTGAAGGCAGAGACCGACGCGCTGGGGCGCAGCACGATCAGAGACGCGGAGGAGAATCTTCGTGTGCACGGACAGAGAAAAGATATCTGGTTCCTGACAGAAGGCATGGCGACGCCGAGAGACTACTTCGAGGGCATCGGTGGAGGCATGCAGGAGGCGTTCATGGCGCTGCGTGCAGGCATGGATACACACATCAGGGACATCGACGAAATACGGCATATATTTACCGACATCTTCGGGAGCTACGGCAACAAGAAGAAGCCAGGGAGCGAGCTGGAGAAGTGGCGCGACAATTCGCAGACGAGGAAGTTTGATCTTGAAGGCGGTGGGAGCATCGAGCTGAATCCGGCCCAGATCATGTCCCTGTACTGTCTGATGAAGAGAGAACAGGCGGTAGGACACATACTCGGAAGCGGTGTGGTTGCGTCAGAGGTAAGAGCATCAGAGAAGATCAAGGACTTCATTACCAATGCGGACGGCACATCAAGGCGCAGGAAGATCAGACAGTATTTCTCCGGAAAGAACGCCGGCACGCGCGGACAGAAGGTCATCCCGTCCATCGCGGATATCACAGCGATCATCAATACGCTGAGCGAGGATCAGAAGCAGATGGCAGACCGGATGATGTCGGTGCTCAACACCACAATGTCCGAGTGGGGCAACGAGACTTCGATGCGGATGTTCGGCTACAGGAAGTTCGAGGAGGAACACTACTTCCCGATCCGCGTTACCAGCGATTATCTGGCGACAGATTTCGACGTCCGGCAGACAGCGGAGCGCGTGAAGAATCCTGGCTTTGCGAAGGGCACGGTCAAGGGAGCACAGAATCCGATCGTGATCGCGGACATCTTCGAGGTGGTAGCGGATCACTGCAATGCCATGAGCATGTACAAGGCTTTCGCGCCGGCCATCGCTGACTTTCAGAGGGTGTATAACTTCATTGAGAGAGACGACGAAGGAAGACAGATCGCGTCCGTCAAGGAATCTCTGAAGGCATGCTACGGTCAGAACGCGCTGAAGTACATCGAGCGATTCATGACCGATCTGAACGGCACGACGCCGAAGGTGACGGAATCGCTGACACACTTCGCGACGAAGTCTCTGGCCAATTATAAGAAGGCTGCCATCGCCGGCAATCTCCGTGTCGCACTCCAGCAGCCGACAGCCATCATCAGGGCATTCTCGATGATTGATCCGAAGTATTTCATCGGGGGGTTCAGCCCGATCCGGAGCATGCGCGAAATGCGAGAGCATTGCCCGATCGGTCTGTGGAAATCATGGGGCCATAACGACGTGGACATGGCACGGAGCATGGAAGACATCATGATGAACAAGGAGTGGTCGCGGATCGATGCGGTCACGATGGAGATATACGGCCGGCTGGATGAGATGACATGGGGCCAGATCTGGGCAGCAGTCAAGCGCGAGGTCAGGGCGAAGCGTCGGGACGTCGAGGAAGGGTCGCAGGAGTTCTGGGATCTGTGCAACGAGCGTGCATCCGAGGTCTTCGATAAGACACAGGTCGTCGATTCGGTCTTCCACAGATCGCAGATGATGCGGAACAGCGACGTCTTCAGTAAGATGAGCACGTCCTTCATGGCTGAGCCGACGAGGACATTCAACATGATGTGGGGCCAGCTCCGAGATGCGCACCAGCTCTGGGAGGACGGAGACAAAAGCAAGGCCGTCACAAAGGCGAACAGGGCTCTCACGGTATTCGTCATGAACGCTGCGGTATGCGCAGCCTCTGCTGCGATCGCGGACACACTTCGCGGAAAGAGTGGAGATGACGATGACGACGAGAAGGAAAAGAAGGATGCGCTGGGACGGTACATCGCGAATCTGATCGCAAACTTCAAGGACATGGTAAATCCGCTGCTGATGATCCCGATCGTCAAGGATATATGGGGATTCAAAGACGGATTCGGAACGTCCAACATGTCACTGGAAGGCTATGACAAGCTCGTCAGGGCATGGATGGATATCTGGAGTGGAAGCGATAAGAAAACCGGTGCAGAGAAGGCCAGGGCCTTTGCAGAGGGCATCGGCTATGTTACCGGCCTTCCGATCAAGAACGTGATGCGAGAGATCGAGACGATCTTCGGGCTCGTGGGCATCGACGTCTTCGCAGAAGAAAAGGATGCGGAGGTCGATACACAGAGGAGCAGGAAACTGCTGGAGTATTTCGGAGTGAAGGACGGGAGCACGGCAGACAACATCCTGAATCGCGCCGGCATCGGGCTTACCGAAGCGGAGCAGCATGAGAAGGATCTGCAGGAGCAGATAGACAATATTCGGAGCACGACGGACGGTCTGGAAGGCTATGAGCGCGAGGACAAGGTCTGGAGCATGGCCACGAAGGGCTACACCAAGATGGTCGAGGCAGGAGACTATGCTGCGCTGCGAGACGTGAGACGTGTGCTGGAGGCATGCGGAGGCGACGTCGACAAGTTCGACGAGAAGGTGCTGGGCAAGACGCGGAGCATGATGAAGCGGAGCATCGGTGATGAGATGGATCCTGCAAGGGTCGAGGAGATGCGAGAGTATATGCTCCGGCAGGGCATGACGAAGGAAGAAATCTCGCACGACGTGGTAGCGAAGTCTGACGCAGCGAAGGAGTACCAGGAAGCACTTGCGTCCGGTGACGACGCGCGGATGATGGACATCCTGACGGATCTGGTGGCAGCCGGCCTGACATACGAGGACATGGTCGCGCTGGATAACAAGGTCTACTCGAAGGGCACGGGCACTTTCCAGACGCCGGTGGAAGGCGGTACGCCGATCCTGCGGACATATCGAGGACAGCCGATGCTGAACATCGCATGTCCGGAGGGCACGGACATCCTTGCTCCGGATAACGGGCGCGTGACGTCGGTAGGTTGGAAGAAGGGCTACGGCTATACGGTGACCATCAGCCACGGCAACGGATGCTACACGTACTACAATCATCTGCAGTCATACGGCGTCAGGAAGGGCGACGTCATCCGGAAGGGGACTCTGATCGCGAAGTGCGGATCAACAGGCGATGCTCTGGAATCGGGCGTCGGGATCAAGATGAAGCGCGACGGGGTCTGGGTAGATCCAAGCGAGGAGCTGTACTGAGAGGGTAGGGGCGAATTGTTCGTCCCTTCCTCTTATCATAAAGGTAGGAGGATTTTGACATGAATACAGGAACGAAGTTAAGGACAATTCTGGCGGTGGCATCGAGCATCAATACGGCTCTGATGGCGACGGATCTGACCGGATTCCACAATCCGACAGTGGACACGATCTATAAGGTCGCATCCATCGTGCTGAATTTCGTGATCGTGGCGATCGCGACGTACTACAACAACGATTTCACAGAGATTGCCTGCAGACATACCGGAGCGATGAGGCTCGAAAAGGAGCAGGCGAAGGGAATCATCACAGGAGAAAACTTCTTCGACGAGGTTCCGGAAGAGGATCTCGACGAGTATCCGGAGGAGGATGAAGAAGAGGAGGTCGAGTGATGGGATACATAACATATAAGCAGGCCGATTCCAGGTGGGGAAAACTAAATTACAACGGATCGAGCACGATGGCGACGGCAGGCTGTGGGCCCACGGCGGTGGCCATGCTGGGGTATGCTGTGGCCGGCAGATCTAATCCGATTAGCTGTATGAAATACATGCAGAAGCACGGATATGCCGTCCGTAATCATGGCACGGCATGGGACGGTATCCCGGCCTGTATGAGAGCCTGCGGTCTGGTGGATGTCAAGAACGTGGCGAAGATGTCGGATGTGTTCGCATATCTGGCGAAAGGATACTGCGCAGTCTTCCTTACAAGTTACAAATACGCAAAGCAGAACGGAGCATCGATGGACGTGGTATGGACTACCGACGGTCACTTCGTCTCCATAACCGATTATAAGAAAAAAGGTGGCAAAGATTATGTGTACGTCCGCGATCCCGGGGGCAGAAACAATACGGGATGGTTCTGTTATCAGACTCAACTTCGTGGCTGGTTACCACAAGTCTGGGTCGGCAAGGTCCCGTCCAAGTCTGCGCCGAAGCCGGCCGTCAAGACCAATGGCGAGAAGATCGCAGACAAGGCGAAGGAGCTGGCGTGGCCATACGGCACATCGAAAGAGAAGTACAAGTATCCAAGCGGAAGTGCGACAGCCAAGTTCAAGGAAGCGATCCAGAAGGCATACGGAGATCGCAAAGGCTGGGGCAAGCAAACTAAGGCCGGCGCGTCCTGCGACGTCTTCGTGGGCGTGGTGGTCAGAGCATCCGGCATCGATCCTACTTTCCCCAGAGGTCTGGACGGCGTGGAGAAACATTGCAAGAACAATTCCCGATGGAAGCTGACCGGCGTTAAGAGCGAATCCAAGATGATGGCCGGCGACGTGATCTACCAGCTCTACAAGGGCGGTGGCGGTCATATCTTCGTCTACGTCGGCAACGGAAAGATCGCGAACGCGCACTACAACGGCAAGACATACGGTGTGATCGAGAAGCTCTCCACGACGGTCTCCGCATCCAAGTGCAGTACATACAACGTATACAGAGCCAAATAGGGGGACGATATGAAGAAGTGTATCGATGTATCCAATCATCAGGGCGTGGTATCAACAACGCGCTGGAAGGGCATGAAGGACGAGGTCCCGTGCACGATCATACGGTGTTCGTTCACATACTGGCGAGACAAGTTCACGATGGATCAGGACGAAGCCTTCACCAAGAGCATCCAGAACGCGATCGGAGCAGGGATGGCGATCGGGATCTATCACTACTCCCAGGCGAAGACGGTCTCCGAGGCACAGAAGGAAGCGGAGCTCGTGCTGAGGCTCATCGCACCATATAAGAAGCACATCAATCTTCCTGTGGCGTTCGATTTTGAGTTCGGTGGCCGATTAACGGCGTCCTATGCTAAGAGCAAGGGCAAGGCGTATATGGGCAAGATCTGCGACACATTCCTGAAGATCATAGAGATGGCCGGCTACGACACAATGGTCTACGCCAATCTGTCTACGCTGAACGCATATCTCGACAGCAGTCTCTATAAGCGGTGGAAGATCTGGGTCGCGCAGTATAACAGCAAGTGTGATTACAAACATCCGATCTACATGTGGCAGTATACATCCGGATACAGGATGGCCGGTCTGGGCAAGGTGGACATGTCCTATCTCTACGGAGAAGCGAAGCCACAGCCAAAGAAGCAGGAAGCATACAAGGGCACGATGCCGAAGATCCCGAAGAGGGGATGGTTCACGTCCGGCGATTCCGGTCTTGAGGTGAGACGGCTGCAGATATGGCTGAATTGGTACTTCGGGTATTCGCGTCTTACGGTGGACGGCAAGGTGGGGCGTCTCACGGTGGATGCTGTGCGTGACTACCAGGGGCGCGAGAAGCTGAAGGTCGATGGCCTTTGGGGATCGCAGTGCCAGAAGCACGCGAAGCTGATCAGGAGGTGATCTGTATGATGGAGGTCTTGGGAGCAGTGATCGGCGCGGTGGTGGCCGTCCTGGTATGCATCATCAACAATCACTACCAAAATGACAAGACGAGGGCACTCCTGGAGTACAGGCTGAAGCAGCTTGAGAAAAAGCAGGACAAACACAATCAGCTCATCGAGAGGATGTATGAGCTGGAAGGCAAAGAGGATTTACTGGAAGAAAAGATGAAGGTGGCGAGTCATCGGATTGATGATCTGGAGAGCCACACAGCTTAGCCTCCTTTGAATTTGCAGATAGAGTGTCGGAGAAGATCGCTTTCGGGCGGTCTTTTCCATTGCAGAAGAGTGTGTTATAATGGCCTCATCACGATTCGTTCGTGTTAAAAAAGTGTTAAATCGGAATATAAAAACGCTGAAACCATTGGAAAATAGACGTTTGAGATTGACCAGAAGGTCGTTGGTTCAAGTCCAATACGGATCACCAATTGCAAGGGTTTGAGAGCTTTGAAACATTGAAATTTCAAGGCTCTCTTTCTTTATGTGCTATTCCCTGTGCTTCCCTCGATAACCACGAAAAGCCCATCTATTCTCTGCAAATAGTGTTAAAATAGTGTTAATTTTTGATGCTGTACTTCAGGGCGTCGATCGCATCGCGCTTCGTTTCCGGTGATACCAGGGCGTAGTGCGCTGCGGTGACTTCCAAAGATTTGTGTCCGAGGAGCTTGCTGGCGATCTCCAGAGGGACACCACACTTGCAGAGCTGGGTGCAGAAAGTCGATCGGTAGGCGTGGATGTGCTTGGGCTCGATATCGTGGGCTCGATAGAATCTGATCAGAGACCGGCGCACGTTCATGTAGTTCAGAAGGTGGCCGGTTCTCGATGTGAAGACATACTCGGTGTGGTATCCTTTCTTCTCCATCTCTTCCTCATGCCATGCTTTGTGGGCCTCGTAGATCGGGATGAGATCCTTATGCATGGGGATGTCCCTGGCCGAGCCGAATTTCGGTGGCTTGATCTCATCCAGATTATACTGGCGTACAACGTGGATCACGTCACCATCCACGTCGGCGTATTTTAAGCCCAGAGCTTCGCTTATGCGCATTCCCGTATAAAGTAACAGATACACCAGAAAGCACAGCCTATGGCTCAAAATCTGGCTCGTGAGGGCATCAATCTCCTCGTCAGACCACACGATGATCCCGTCATGGTGGGCGTTATCCTGCTTGGCTGGGATCTCGACGGCGGTCAGGACATTCGGAGCATACTCGTTCAAGGCCAGCCATTTGTACAGCGCGGACATGAATTTGTGGATCTGCCTGATGGTCTGCTGGGACACGTCCAAGTCATTATAGAATTGCTGGATGTCTGCTGCTTTGATGTCCCTTGCGATGAGATCAGACAGCACGCATCCCTTCACGTGGGTGCGATAGCTCTGCTCGTAGCGATCCTTCGTGCCGGCAGAATACTTCTGCGTGACGCGCAGGACGGTCTGGACATACTGCTCCGCACGTTCGCCGAATGTGGTGATGTCCAGGGCGCGCTGATCCTCGTATTTCTGACGGGCCTGTTCCTTTAGGTACGCGTCGTATTTCTTCTCCGCATTGGCTTTGGACGTGCCGTAGAATTGCTTCCGGATCGGGATCCTTTTGCCGTCGACATACTTGTGACCGATGGTGCGGACGATCCGGTAGTAATCCCTGCTATTGATTTGCGTATTTGTTTTCGTTGCCATGTCAGTCGATCTCTCTGATCAGCCTCTTCACGATCCCTTCGATCGTGACGGGCAGGGTCTGCACTTCGTGCGCGGTGAAAAAATGGGGAGCGTATACGTCAACATTGTCCCCGATCAGCAGCAAGCCGTCGTCCTTGATCTCGACGCGCTTGATCGTTGATTCGTTGCCGTTTACTTTGACCAGCGCGAGCTGGCGTGGGTAGTCGATCACATTCTGGATCGTAACCACAACGGTATCGCCGTCCTGCAGTGTGGGTTCCATAGACCGTCCCTTGACGGTGAACAATGCCTGGTCGGGATCCAGTCTGAAGTCTGCGGTCTCAGAAGGATATCCATCGTTCAGCACGCCTTCTCCGGCTGCAGCAGAAAAGACGGGGGATCGTCTTATGGCGTCCCTCTCCTCTGCGGACAGATCCATAGGGACATCAAAGCCCATCAGCCAGCCAAAATTAACGTCTAAGGCCAGACTTAAAAGCAGTGCCTTATCCGTACCAGGTTCGGTTTTACCGGAAACGTATTGTGATAAATCGCTTTTGCTGATCTTCACATCGCGATCTAAAACCAGAAACCTTGCGGAATCGCATAGACGAAGGATGTCTACTTGCTTCAGGTTGCGTGTTTCCATGATGTATTTGAGCCGATCGGCTACGGTGATTGGTTTCTCTCCCTTGCACATGATTCTTTTCTCCTTTGAGAACATTATAATGTAGATTGAACGTAAGTTCAATATTAAAAACAATTTAAGTTCAAGGAATTGAAGAAAACTTATTGACGGGTGATCCGTAAGGTGATAAGATAAGTTCAACGAATTGAACAGAAAGGAGGGCGCAATGAAGTTCGATTATTCGAGATTGTCGGGACGGATTGTAGACGTATATGGATCACGGCGTAAGTTTGCTGAGGCCATGAGAAATAGCGGTGTTCAGATGTCTGAGCACACAATGTCCTTGAAAATGAATAACAAGGTTTATTGGAAGCAGCCGGAAATAAATGTCGCATGCGATCTTTTGGGTATACCAGAAGATTCTATCGCGACATATTTTTTTACACAGAAAGTTCAAAACTTTGAACGCGCGAATATCTAAGGAGGAAGTCATGAGATATCTGGTAAGCACAATCACATACGACGGAGCAGGCCAGAAGATCGATGCATGGGAAGGCGATTGGATCGAGGCGTGCAGCGAGTGGGATGCGATCCAACAGAGCACAGAGCATCTCGTCAATTTGCTGGAGCAGGAAGGCGCGATCGACATCGAGGTGGATGACAGAGAGGTGCACTACGAGGAAGAGGGCGATCGCTTCTGCGTCATCTTCGATGTGGAGCCGGAGGAAGAGGTCTACACATATGCGGATTAGGAAGGAGGGCGACATGGAAGGTCTCATCTACACACCAGGTGAGGTGGCAACGATCCTCAAGCTGAGGGTGGCGACGGTGTACGAGCTGCTGGAGGCCGGCGAGATTCCGGCCTTCCGAGTGGGCGAAAACTGGAAGGTGCCGAAGAAGCTGCTGACCGCGTACATCGAGGATCGCGCGATCAGAGAGACGAAGGAAAGGAGGAAGACACATGAAGAGGTTGAAGCGAGTGCTTGAGTGTGAATGGCTGAATGGCCTGCTGACCACACTGACATTGACTGCAGGATTCTACGCGCTGCTGTATGCCACGATCCTGCAGTGCAAATAAAAACGTGCCCGTCCGAAGACAAGGCACGCGACAAAAAAACCATCTACAGTATATCAGATCAAAGGAGGATATGCAATGAACAAGATTAAGTGCTACAGGGTGCATCTGAGGGCCGGATGGAACGAGATCTGCTTCGATTTCGATGACGATGTCTCGGCGATCACGATGGCGAACATGATCTTTAAGAGCTACAACGCGGAGGATTCGGAGGCAAAGATCGATACTAAGATCCTGATCATTCCGGAGGAAGAGGAAAAGGAGGAGACCGATGGCGAGACTGAATGAGTGGAGCGACGCGCAGATCGATGCGCACTATGCACGGAATTACTACGGGCCTGGTACGGACTACTTTGATCCTCCGGAGTATGACGAGGATGACGACGAGTACGAGGACGAACCGGATTATCCGAAGGAATCGGAAAGGTGGGCAGACGAATGGTAGACGTGACGTATGACGATCTGGCGGTGCTGTTCGAGGATAGCGATCGGGCAGAGGACACAGCAATCGACGAAGACGTGTTCGAGGAGATATGGAGGGACGCATGTACAGAGACACAGATCTGCAGGAGCTCTTCGACCGGATCCCCACAGGATCAGATCATCCGCTGAAGGTCCCTAACTGGGATACGCCGTTCCGGACGAAGGTGGCGAAGGCCAATCAGGAAGGGGACTGCATCATCAACATTCGGGGTGGGTACTACAGACCGATCCCTGGCGTCGATGATGAGGCGGTAGAGCAATACTTCGCACGCGAGCTGAGCAGGGCCAGAGAGATCCTGCTCAAGCGGAAGCGCATGAAAGAAGCATACGAGCAAAGGAGGATACAAGCATGTTTAGCAAAAGCTGGAGTGAGATGAGGGCCATCGACGTCACGCCATACTGTGACTACAGAGAAGAGAAGGCCGGCAGGGAGACCAAGAGGATCCCTTATCTGAATTGGGCCAAGTGCGTGCAGCTCCTGCACGATAACGGAGCAGAAGTGGTCATGAACGAGCCGTTGGTCAATGAGCACGGCAGCTCGCTGTTCTGCTCAGATCAGACATTCACGGACAAGTACGATGTGACGCATCGGTGCTACGAGGTCGCGGTGAAGATCACGATCGATGACATCGTCTTCGTACAGAGATATCCGCTGCTGAATGGGATCAATCCGGTGAAGGATAACTCTATCAACCAGCTCCGGATATCCAATGCGCAGCAGAGGGCCTTTGTGAAGGGCGTGGCCATCAGGACGGGGCTGGGGTTCAGCCTCTGGCTCGATGGCGATGAGACCGATACGAAGCCAGATCCGGCAGCATATACGAGCTTCGATATCAAGGAGTATTGCAAGTATCTGGGTGAGCTGGTGAGCAGGAAGCAGAAGGAAGGCAAGGACGTGCTGGGCGCGCTGAATCTGGATTCTATGGACGATCTGCGCGCGGAGGTGCTCCTCTGTAACCGGCTCGGCTGGCTGGAATCGGTGGTGAAGGGCTTATGATCCAAGACCAGGACAGACGGAGGTGGATCGGAGCGAGCGATACGTCATACGTCGTCGGTAACTGGAAGACCGAGAGCTTCTATAAGTGGTGGAAGCAGAAGGTGGGGATGGATCTGCTGGAGCCGAAGTGGTGGAATGATTATACATTGGCCGGCACTTATTACGAGCATGCGATTCTGGACGCGATCAGCCCGAACATGGTCGCAGACGAGCAGATCCTTCTTCCGGAGCTCAATCTCCGAGTTAATCTGGACGGCACTCTGTACAAGGGCGAGCAGATCATCATCCACGAGGTGAAGACACACAAGGAGAGCAGCAGGACGTGGAAGGTCACAAAGGATTACTGGCGACAGGCCCAGATCGAGATGTTCGCGAGGCGCACGACGAAGCTGGTGATCGTGGAGTATCCGCTGACCGATGAGCACTACGACAATTGGTTCCTGCCCATCGAGGCAGGCAAGATCGTGAAACATCCCGTCGAGTATGACGGCATGTGGGTAGGCAGGGAATATCTGCCGAAGCTCAAGTATATATCCGATTGTATCCACAGGGGACATTATCCACAGGAGGACGAATTTGAGGCGATATTCAAGCGCAAGGGCAAAGGCGTGCAGAATCCCCAAAAAGGTAAAGCGCGCTGTCTGCATAAGGGATGAGGGTCTGTGTGTGGTGTGCGGACGGCAGGGCCTGCCAGAAGCACACTACATACCAAGATCCAAAGGCGGTCTGGGCATCGAGCAGAACATCGTGACATTGTGCAGGGACTGCCACGATGCCTATGACTTCGGCGATCGGGCCACGATGGATCAGATCGGAGCCAGAATCCGCAGATATCTCAAGAGGCACTACAAGGACTGGAGCGAAGACGATCTGGTCTACAGGAAGTACGGAGGTAAGATCGATGGGGTATGAGCTTTTCGACCAGCGCGATGCTCTTGCCAGACAGCTCGCTGAGGCGATCCACATGATGGCCAGATACGGCAATGACTACGCTGCAGCAGAGGCCAATTACAAGGTCGAGGTGGCGAAGGAAGCGATCCGGATGCGTGACGAGGGCATGGCGGTGACCATGATCAATATGGTGATCCACGGCACAGGACGTGTCCCGAAGATGCGCATGGATCGCGATGTCGCGGACGTGATGTACAAGACCGCGCAGGAGAACATTCAGTCGATCAAGCTCCAGCTCCGGCTGGTAGAGGCACAGATCGAGCGCGAGTGGGCACAAGCAAAGAGGGAAGTGTGATGGATAACGGATGGATCAAAATCCACAGAAAAGTGCTGGACAATCCAGTGGTCATGAAGGACGCAGACCATCTCGCCATATGGGTATATCTCTTAGTTCATGCCACGCACAAAGATCACAAAACGATGTTCGGGGGAAAGGTCATAACACTGCATCCAGGGCAGCTCGTTACCGGACGAAAGAAGATCGCGCACGATCTGCGCGTGAACGAGCACAAGGTGGAACGTGTTTTAAAACTGTTCAAATCCGAGCATCAGATTGAGCAACGAGCGAGCAATCAAGGCACAGTGATTTCAATAGTTCGGTGGGATGACTACCAAAATGGTGAGCAACAAAATGAGCAACAAGTGAGCAACGAGCGAGCAACAAGTGAGCAACGAGCGAGCACTAAACAAGAATGGAAGAATGAAAAGAATGGAAAGAAAGAAAGAAATATATATACTCCTGCGATCGCCGAAATCGTGGACTACCTGAACCAGATGACTGGCAAGCACTATAAGCCGTCAACCAGAAAAACGAGGGAGCTGATCACAGCCAGATTGCATGAGGGCTTCACGGTAGATGACTGCAAGACGGTGATCTGGAAGAAGGCCAGAGAGTGGCGAGGCACGGAGTGGGAAAAGTATATCAGACCGGAGACGTTATTCGGGACAAAGTTTGAGGGATATCTCAATCAGAGCGAGGCGAAAAGCCAGGAAGGGAGGTTGGACTGGATCGATGAATTACAACGAGTACATGAAGAGCGTGAAGCTCATGAAGTCAATATGGCCTGATCCGAATTTCTTACCGGACGCGTTCACAGTGGACACGTGGTACGAATTGCTGAAGGATCTTCCGGCAGAGCAGGCTTTTGCAGCGATCAAGAGACATGCGCAGACAAGCAGATGGCCTCCTGCGATCGCGGACATCCGGAGCCAGGCTGTGGACATGCAGACATCCGGAGAGGATTGGTCAGACGGCTGGGACAAACTGCAGACCGCGATTCGGAAGTATGGCTACTACAACGAGCAGGCTGCACTCGACAGCATGGACGAGATGACGCGCACGGTGGTTAAGAGGCTTGGCTGGAAACAGATCTGCACAACGGATCTGGACGACATGATGGCTCTCAGAGCTAACTTCCGGATGATCTACCAAGAGAAAACGCAGAAGGCGAAAAAGGACGCAGCGGTTTCCAGAGATCTTCTGCAGAATCCTGTGGGCAATCTGCTGGAGGGGGTGTTCTGAGTGAAGATGCGCAAGCATTACTGGATACAGGAGCAGGAGAACAATCTCGACAGGCTGTGCTACAAGGCCGAGATCAACGACGTGTATGTCGTGCAGTCTCTGGAGAGGTGTCTGGCGTACATGTACCGAGACGAGGAGTTCGCGATCGTCACGACGTCAGGACAGATGCGGATGCGGTTCGATGAGGCCGAGGCTCTGTCCAGAGAGCTTCTGGACATCCTGCAGGACATCCGCGATCTGAAGAGCATGGGGGTGTCGATGTGAAGAGCTGCTATGGATGCGAGAAGAGGACGCCAGGCTGCCATGCGACATGCGAGGAGTACGAAGCCGACGTGCAAGATAATGAGATCCGGAAAGAGATGATCCGCAAAGGGAAACATCTCGATCAGGATCTCAATGACAGAGAATTCGAGAGGGTAAAGCCGAGGAGGAAGCACCATGCCAAATAACGGCAGGATCACAGTGTGCCCGTTCTACAGGTACGAGCGCAAGAGCAAGATCGTGTGTGAGGACGCGCCGAGGCGATTCCGGTACCGGAAGCACAAGGAGCGCTGGATGGACACATACTGCGACGACCGGTGGCAGGACTGCATGTGGGCAAAGGTGCTGGAGCGTGTGTACCAGGAAGGAGGAGACATGACAGCGCACACTATCGAGGAGCTGAAGAAGGAGCTGCAGAAGGCCGACACCATGCTGGGCCGATGCGAAAAAAGGCTGGAGGCGAAGGACGAAGAGATCCGGAAGCTCCGGAAGAAAAACCGGATCCTTGAGGACAAGGTCAATCGGCTGAGCGAGTATCAGCGCAGGGAGCAGGCGATGCAGGAGCAGATCACAAGGATCGCAGCACTCTATGAGAGCCGGTTCGCTTATCTGCTGGACACGTTCGCGGACGGATCATTCCGAGAGGATGACGCGGTCGCATGGGCAAAGGGCAAGGAGTTCGCCGTCGTCGGTGATGTTGAGGACGGCAAGAGGATCTGGAAGGCAGTCACGAGGGAGGTGCAGGATGGAGATCCACATGGTGATCGAGCTCAAACCGATCACGAAGAAGAACAGTCAGCAGATAGTGGCGAACAAGAGGACGGGCAGGCCGATGATCCTGCCGTCAGCGAAGTATAGAGCATACGAGCGAGACGCCGGCTGGTGGATCAAGCACAAGGGCCTGCAGATAGACTATCCGGTCAACGTGAAGGCTGTGTACTACATGCCGACGCGCGGTCGGGTGGATCTGACCAATCTGCATGAGGCTCTGCACGATGTGCTGGTGCACTACGGAGTGCTGGCAGACGACAACAGCAGTATCGTGGCAAGCACGGACGGGTCGCGAGTGGAGTATGACAAGGACAGGCCCAGGACAGAGGTCTGGATCACGGAGGTGGCATGAAGATAGGACTTATTGACGTGGACAGCCATAACTTCCCGAATCTGCCTTTGATGAAGCTGGCTGCTTATCACAAGAGCAAGGGCGATCAGGTCGAGTGGTGGAATGGTTTCCTGCACTACGATCGCGTCTACCAGAGCAAGATCTTCGACGAGACGTATACTCCGGACATGGACTTCGTGATTAATGCGGACGAGGTGATCAAGGGCGGTACCGGATACGGGCTGGATAACCGGCTGCCAGATGAGATCGAGCACCAGATGCCAGACTACAGCATTTACGGCATCACGGATACGGCATATGGGTTCCTGACGCGAGGCTGTCCGAGAGCATGCCCGTTCTGCATCACGTCGAAGAAGGACGGCCGGCGCAGCAGGAAGGTGGCAGGGCTTCGAGAATTCTGGGATGGTCAGAAGCACATCGAGCTTCTGGATCAGAACATCCTTGCCTGTCCGGATCACGAGGGACTGCTCGTCCAGCTATCCAAGTCTATGGCAAGCGTTAATTTCACGCAGGGGCTGGATGCGAGGTTCCTCACGAGGGACAACATAGAGCTGCTGAACGCGATCCGGCTGGTTGATTTCTTCTTCGCATGGGATCGCATGAAGGATGAGGCTGCGGTGATGGCCGGTCTGGGACTGTGGGCGAAGCACTCCAGGAGGAAGTATCACGGGAAGCTGGCCGGAGTGTTCGTGCTCACCAATTTCGAGACGACGCATGAGGAAGATGTGTACCGTGTCGAGGCGCTGAAGGCGATGGGGTTCGATCCCTATGTCATGATCTACGACAAGCCCAGCGCGCCGGCAGAGACGAAACGGCTGCAGAGGTACGCCAACAACAAGTTCATATTCAATCGGACGTCGTGGGAGGATTACAACAAGAAATGAACAAAGGAGGAACAATGGACATCAACAGAGCAACAAAAGAGATCCACGAGAACGCACTTGCCCACGGATGGTGGGACGAGGACAGAAGCACAGGAGAGATCATCGCGCTGTGTCACAGCGAGCTGTCGGAGGCGCTGGAAGCATACCGGAGAGGCGAGCCGATGGTCTGGATCGACGGAGCTAAGCCGGAGGGCATCGCCGTCGAGATGGTGGACTGCATCATCCGGATCCTGGACTATCTCGGCAAGGAAGGCATCGACGTGGAAGAGGTTCTGCGGATGAAGCACGAGTACAACGTCACGAGACCGTACAGACATGGAGGGAAAAGAATATGAGGAAGTGGATCATGGCGATCGGGCTCCTGGCCTTGATGGCTGTACCGGCATCGGCTGCAGAGCTGCACATGGTCGCGCTGACACAGGACGATACGGAGATCGAGGTGTCAGTGGATCAGGGCACGTGGCAGACCGAGGAGCTGGAGAGGGGCCTCAATTACAGGACATACGAGACGGACAGAGAGCATCCGACAGCGGAGATCATGTCCTACGGGGATGTGATCCCCATGAAGACCGTGCAAGGGCGCAGCGGTGACTGGTATTGCATATGCAGGATCGCAGCGCCGAGAGATGGAGATGGAGGTGAACGATGAGCAAGGGAGTTTTTATCGAGGGAATCACGGTTGATATGTTACGGAACGCATGCCTTGAAGCCGTAGAGGAGTTGCTGAACGAGGGCGATATGGTCGATATGGAAGTGAAGCCGACCGAGTGGATTCCAGTAAGCGAGAGGTTGCCAGATGCAGAGTATGGAGAAGGCGATTCGGTGCTGTGTTGCACTGAATCGGGTTTAATGTACATTTTGTATTGGAATGGCGGGAATTGGTGCGTTCCAACTGGTGAACCACATCAATGGGTTAATCACAAAACAGGATGGCATGATAAGGTAATTGCATGGATGCCACTACCCGAACCGTACAGAGAGGATGGTGAAGCATGAGTAATGTGTTTTTATACCTTTACATAACAATTAGTCTCGCTGTCGTTGTGTGGGGAGTGTTCCAAATCATACAAATAAACAAAGAGTACAAGCGAGATTTGAAGCGTATTGATGAATGGTATCAATCGGAATTGGAATGGCTCGAAGAGCAACGGAGAGAGCGAGAGGAGGAAGAAAGGTGAACATAGTTAGTTTGACGGGGAATCTCACCAGGGATCCGGAGCTCAGGTATACCACAGAGCAGAAGCCGGTCTGCAGATTCTCGATCGCAGTGAATGACGGATACGGAGACAAGCAGAGGACGAGCTTCATCCCGATCGTCGTCTTCGGGAAGAGCGCGGAAAACTGCGACAAGTATCTGAGCAAAGGGTCTAAGGTCGGAGTCACGGGAAGGATCCAGACGGGCTCGTACACCAACAAGGAAGGACATAAGGTGTACACCACGGACGTGATCGCCGGCAACGTGGAATTCCTGACGTCGAGGGCCCAGCAGAGCACAGAGGATGAGTACATCCCTCCTGGCTTCGAAGAGATTGACGATCCTGGCTTCTAAGGTGGGGGCGAAAAAAGAATCTCCTTTCGGTATCGTATTGGTATCGAAGGGAGACTTTTTTATGGCAAAGAACGGCAGACAGAGATATGACTGGGGCGCGATCAGGGATCGGTATGTCACGTCCGACATATCTCTGACCGAGCTTTCCGAAGAGGTTGGCATCCGGAAGAGGACCGTCGCGGAAAAGTGCCGTAAAGAGGGATGGGTAGAGGCCCGACATCAATACCGGCAACGAGTGGCAACAAAAACGACATCGAAACTGGCAACAAAAGTCGCAGACAAAAAATCTGATATCCTTGCACGCGTGCTGGTTGGGGCGGATATATCAGCAGACAAAATCGTAGAGGTGCTGACCAGCGGAAAGCCATTAAAGGCGACAGAGATGGAGCACTACATGAATTGCCTGGAATCCATCGAGCGCATGGCCAGAAGCATACAGGGCATCCTCACGGTCACACAGGAGCGCAAGCTCAAGATCGAGGAGGAGAAGCTGGAGCTGGAGAAGAAGAAGGCCGAGCAGCATTCGGTGGATAAGGACATCACGATCCGGATCGACGGATTCGAGGAGGAGTGGTCGGAGTGATACTGCGGATACCGGAGCCAAACGAAAAGCAGAAGATCTTCCTGTCCGCGAAGCACAAGTACATCGGATACGGCGGTGCGAGGGGCGGTGGCAAGAGCTGGGCCGTCAGGACGAAGGCGAAGCTCCTCTGCGCACGGTTTCCAGGGATAAAGATCCTTATCGTCAGACGGACATATCCGGAGCTGATGGGCAATCACATCGAGATTCTTCGCAAAGAGACACTGGGCTGTGCGAAGTATAACGGCACGGACAAGCTCCTGACGTGGGTCAACGGCTCGCAGATAAAATTCATGTACTGCCGGCAGGACAAGGATCTGGATGCGCTGCAGGGACAGGAGTATGACTGCATCTTCATCGATGAGGCGACGCATTTGACGGAATACCAGATGAAGGCGATCACGGCCTGCTGTCGTGGCGTTAACAACTTCCCCAAGAGGGTGTACTACACATGCAATCCAGGTGGACAGGGGCACGCCTACATAAAGCGAGTATTCATCGACCGGAGATTCAATGCGAGGGAGAATCCGGAGCAGTATACATTCATCCAGGCACTTGTGGATGACAACAGCGCGCTGATGGAAGCACAGCCAGAGTATGTGGAACAGCTCGAAGCGCTTCCGGAGAAGCTGCGGAAGGCATGGCGCGAGGGCAGATGGGATGTCTTCGAGGGACAGGTCTTCGGAGAATTCGTGGATGATCCGGAGCACTATCTGGATCGCCGGTGGACGCACGTCATCGAGCCATTCGAGATTCCGGACACGTGGCAGATATACAGGGGCTTTGACTGGGGCTACGCTAAGCCGTTCTCCTGCGGATGGTATGCCGTCAATCATGATAACTGCCTGTACAGGATCAGAGAGCTCTACGGCTGTACCGGAGAGGCTGACGTCGGTGTGGAGTGGACTGTGAATCAGGTGGCCGACAAGATCCGCGAGATCGAGGGCACAGATCCGATGCTGAAGGGACGGAGCATCCGAGGCATCGCTGATCCTGCCATCTTCGCTGAGGACGGTGGCGAGAGCATCGCAGAGACGATGGAAAAGTACGGCGTGTACTTCGACAAGGGAGACCACAAGAGGATACCGGGCAAGATGCAATGTCATTACCGGCTGGCATTCGACGAGCAAGGACGCGCAATGTTCTACGTCTTCCGGACGTGCAGGCACTTCATCCGCACGATACCGGCCCTGATCTATTCCGAGACCGACGTGGAGGACGTGGACACCAAGATGGAAGACCACATCTACGACGAGTGGAGATATGTCTGCATGTCCAGACCGATCGCGCCGAGGCCGAGGGTGGCACGGGTGCGCAGGGATCCGGCCAATCTGGATGATCCGCTGAACATGATACGGCAGCAGGAAGAAGAATTGAACAGGCCGTATTTGTATATAAAGCTGTTTTAGGAGGGAACACACATGGCAGATGTGAGGACGCCAATCATTGGCAAAGACGAGATCGCCGAGGCGATGCAAGTGCTGGACAAGTACAAGCAGGGCAAGGCATCCATAGACCAGAAGGCGACAACGAATCAGGAGTGGTGGCGATTGCGTCATTGGGACCAGATCGAGCAGCGCAAGGAGACGCAGGACGATGAGAAGCCGGTTTCCGCATGGCTGTTCAACAGCATCATCAACAAGCATGCGGACATCATGGACAACTTCCCGAAGCCGAATATCCTGCCGAGGACCGAGCAGGACGTGCAGGAGGCAGAGACATTGTCCCAGGTCATCCCGATCATGCTGGAGCAGAACGATTACGAGGACGTATACAGCACATGCGCTTTTGAATTCATCATCGATGGAGGCGCGATCACAGGCGTCTTCTGGGATGCGACAGCGAATAACGGCGCCGGCAGCAATCTGATCAAGAATGTGGACGTGCACAACGTCTTCTGGGAACCAGGCATCAATGACATACAGGATTCCGCAAACCTTTTCAACGTCTCGCTGGAGGACGCGGAGACCATGCGGATCGCGTATCCGATGTATGCAGACCAGATCCAGCCGATGGATTCCGGCATGGTGGCCAAGTACATCCACGACGACAACGTGGACACGAGCGAGAAGGTGGAGGTCGTGGACTGGTATTACAAGAAGACGGTCATGGTGGCCGGTGTGGAAGACGACGAGGGCAACGTGCTGTATCAGTCTCCGAAGACGGTTCTGCACTATGTGAAGTTCTGCTGCGATGTGGTGCTCTATTCCTCTGAGGATGATCCGGACTACGCCGAGGCAGGATACTACCAGCACGGGCTGTATCCCTTCGTAGTGCGCAGGCTCTATCCGGTCAAGGATACGCCGTGGGGCTTCGGGTTTGTGGACGTCATGAAGTCTCCGCAGAAGTACATCGACATCGTCGACCAGGCGATCCTTAAGAACACGATGATGCTGGCCACGCCGAGGTACTTCATCCGTAAGAGCGCTGAGATCAATCCGGATGTCTTCGCGGACTGGAGCCAGCCCTTCATCCCCGTCAGCGGTGGATCGCTTGCTGATCAGGTGTACGGCGTGGAGGTGAGCTCCGTGCCCAATGCTGCAATCGCATACCAGGAAAGCAAGGTCAACGAGCTGAAGGAGACATCCGGAAACAGAGACTTTTCGCAGGGCTCCACAGTATCCGGAGTCACGGCAGCATCCGCGATCGCGTCCCTGCAGGAAGCCGGCTCGAAGATCCCCAGAGATATCAACAAGGCTTTTTACAGAGGACATCAGGAAGAAGTGCGGATGATGGTGGAGAACATCAAGCAGTTCGCGGAGCAGCCACAGACATACCGTGTGGATAATCCTGACGGTGGATATAACTTCATCACATACGACAACAGCAAGATCAGAGACAGCATATTCGACATCAAGATCGTGGCAGAGAAGCAGAGCCCGTTTTCCAGGGCAGCACAGAACGAGACCGCGAAGGAGATGTACAGCATGGGCATGTTTGCTCCGGAGATGTCTCTTCCGGCCCTCTCATGCATCGACATGATGGAATTTGAGGGCAAGGACAAGGTCAAGGAGAACATCCAGAACAACAGCATGGTCATGCAGGAGCTCGACCGGCTGAAGGCGCTGATCCTGCAGCTCGACGAGGTGATGCCAGGACTTGCGATGCAGGCCGGACTGATTGATCCGCAGGCTGTAGAGGAGCAGGCGATGGCACAGAGGGCGCAGGCAGGCCCAGCGCTTGAGGGCACGGCAGAGGATCGCGCTGCACGGAAGGCCAGCAAGACGGACACAGCAAGGACTGCTGCAGCCAGGAAGAGAGCTGCTACGCAGGCATCGATCGGAGGCTGATATGACTAAGCTGATCATGGATGTGAGGGACGACGACAGTGCTCTGTACTTTGAGTGCATCATGCATGTCGGAGACCATGACATCTGCACTATGGTATCCACGCTGTGCAATGTCTTGGTGCTCCGGTGTGACCAGAGGGACTACGACGTGGATATCTATAACGAGGGGCACGTCAGGATCAACATCGAACGAGCCGACGCCGGCACATGCGCTGTAGCGCGTGCGCTGCTGGACTCGTTTATGTACTTAGAGGAAATGTATCCGGATTATGTGAAAGTGTATTGAGGTGACACAATGGCAAGAGGAAAAGACACAGAGGCTTATCTGAGACGGAGAAACCGGTCTGAGGATGAGGAGCAGAACGAGCGCAGGCGTGGGATCGCGCAGGCGTATGCAAGACACAGAGCGCAATCGCGTGAGGAGGAAGAGCCGGAGGAGAGACCGGCAAGAAGGCTGCAGGCGACAAGACGTCCCATCTCCGAGGACGCGGAGCAGGAGGAGACCGAAAGCCGGTTCACGCGCAGGCGCCGGAGGGTGGGGGAGAAATAATAATCCCCGTGTCCTATACTGATATCAATCAAGGCTCGCATCCTTAACTGCAGAAAGGAACAGACATGAAAATAAAAAGAATACTGCGATGGGATCTCTTTGACGGAGACGGTGGAGAAGGCTCCGGAGCATCCTCAGCAGAAGCCAGCGCATTTATGCAGAGCATAGGTGCATCCGAAGACGCCAACAACGGTGACCGCGTGGAGTACGGTCTGCCAGACGAAGGCGAAACGGAACGTCCTGTCGGCGAGGACACGAAAGACCAGGGCCCGTCCCTGGCAGACGAGTTTGCTGAGCTTGTCGGTAAAGGCGGTAAGTACGAGCAGATTTTCGGAGAACGAGTTTCACAGGCTGTCCAGAACAGATTCAAAAATCAACAGGACTGGCAGAACATTGTGGCCGGCTACGAAAATGCTGTGGCTCCTCTTATCCAGCACTACGGACTTGAGCTCGGCGACATCGATGGACTGAGTCAGGCGATCAGCGAGGATGACGATCTGTATGCTCGCGCAGCAGACGAAGAGGGGATCACGCCGGAGAGGTATCGCGAGAATCTCCGGCTGCAGCTCGAAGCACAGCGAGGCCGGAGCATGATGGAGGAATACCAGGCAGAGCAACGGCAGCGCGCGATGTTCGATCAGTGGGACGCAGAAGCGCGCACGCTGCAGGAAACCTTCCCCAAGTTCGATCTGGAGAGCGAGATCACGACGAATCAGCGGTTCGCAGATCTGCTGGACAACGGCGTATCAGTGTCGGATGCTTTCATGGCGACACACATTGACGACATCTTGAGTGGGAGCACGGAGTACACCAGACAATCCACAAGGGAGAGTGTGGCGAAGAATCTCACCAGGAATGCGAGACGGCCTGTGGAAAACGGCATGAGCCACGGCCCGACAGCGGTACGAAGATCAGATCCGTCGAAACTGAGCAACAACGATTTGGACGAGATCCTGAAGAGAGTGGAGGAAGGACAAACCTTCCGATTCTGATAGTGATCCCGTCCGCGTGGAAGGGAGAATTATCATGTATAAGAGAGAATTAAATTTCCATCTGTTCGATGTGACGGATGATCAGACAAATCTGAACGTCAACTGGACTGGCCAGGTAAACAATACGAGTGCAAATCCTCCGGTAACCGGGCAAGATCTGTCCGCTGAGATGAAAACCTTCTATGACAAGGTGCTCATCAGACTGGCAGAGCCGGCACTTGTCCACGATCAGTTCGGACAGAAGAGACCGATCCCGAAGGGCTCCGGAAAGACCATCGAGTTCAGACAGTTCAGCTCGCTGCCGAAGGCGACGACTCCTCTGACCGAGGGCGTCACTCCGAAGGGCCAGAAGTACGAGGTCACCAAGAAAGAGGCTACCATCCAGCAGTATGGTGCCTACATCGCGGTAACCGACATGCTGCAGCTCACGGCCTTCGACAACAACATGGCTGAGATCGCCAAGATTCTGGGTTCTCAGGCCGGCAGAACGTCCGATACACTGACCAGAGAGGTGCTGGCAGCAGGAACCAATGTCATGTACGCCGGTGGAAAGGCTGCTCCTGCAGCGCTGACATCTTCCGATGTCCTGACCGTGTCCGACATCAAGAAGGCTGTCAGAAAGCTGAAGAGAGCAAACTGTCCGCGGATCAACGGCTACTACGTAGCGATCGTGCATCCGGATACCGTGTACGATCTGTGGGAAGACGACGAGTGGATCGAAGCATCCAAGTACGCCGGCTCCGAGCAGATCTTCCGGGGTGAGGTAGGAAAGCTCTACGGCGTGCGGTTCGTAGAATCTACTGAGGCCAAGATCTGGGCGAAGGAAGCAGCCGGAACGACAGGTGGACACGGCAATACCGGCTGTGCTGTATACGGCACTCTGGTGCTCGGTGAGAACGCGTTCGGCGTCACGTCCATCAACGGTGGTGGAATCGAAACTATCGCGAAGCAGCTCGGCTCCGGTGGAACCGCAGATCCGCTGAACCAGAGAGCGACTATCGGCTGGAAGATGAACAAGGTCGCCAAGATCCTGACGGAAGAGTACATGCTCCGTATCGAGCATGCGTGCTCCATCGGAGATTCCGACGCCAATTAGGAAGGAGGCCAGTGATGGCTAAGAAAAAGACTGACGTAGTGGAAGAAGTCAAGACCGAGGAAAAGGTCGAGGCAGTGGAAGAAGTCAAGACCGAGGAAAAGGTCGAGGCAGTGGAAGAAGTCAAGGCCGAAAAGCCGGAAGTGGATTACTACGACGAGCTTGTGCCGATCTTCATTCCTCTGATTGACGGAGAGAGTGGGGACATCACGGTGGGTCATAACGATCTGCTGTACAAGATCAAACGTGGCGAGGAAGTCATGGTGCCACGAAAGCTGGCAATCATCATCCGCAATTCCAATGCGCAGGCTGTGGCCATGAGAGCATACTCCGAATCTGTGAAGAATCAGGAGCTGTAGAAGATCAACGGGGGTGGCTGGTGCTGCCTCCGTTTTTTTGAAGGAGAAAGACATGGCGACATTAGAATCAGTGATCACGAAAGTGAAGACGGAAAAGCCGAATGCCTTTACCAATGAGCATCTCACGAAGTACATCAACGAGCTGGAAGCGATCGTGCTGCACTACATCGATGAAGACGTCGAGGAGTATACGTACAGCGCTGACAAGGACGTCGAGCTGACGGTAGAGGCTCCGTATGACAGCATGTACGAATCGTGGCTCAAGGCCAAGATAGACTTTGCGCATGAGGAGTATCAGTCATACTCCAATAACCAGGCGCAGTTCAACGAGGACTTTTCCACGTGGAAGGCATACGTCATCAGATCAGGCATGTTTGTTCCAAAGATGCCCGATAAAATCAAGAATTGGTGGTGATCCTATGCTCGTAGCTCCGGCATTTACATTTGATCCGACGATCGAGAGGATCATCGAGTTTCAGGGATACAACAGGAATGCCGTCATTAACGACGGCGAGATGAGGGACATGAAGAATCTCTCATCGGATGAGTATCCGTGTCTGACGCAGAGAAAGGCACGGGTTCCTTTTATTGATACAGAAGATCCTTCGTGGGATGCGATGGATCTCCAGCATCCGGTGCACATGATCGAGAAGGGAAGCAGAAATTCTGACGGCACTCTGTCGGATATGAAACTGGCCGTCATCGATCTGGTGGGGGACAAGTACAGATTCAAGTACGACGGAGTGGAGTACAACAACTTCGAGCTGAGCGCGGATACGCAGATGGTGGCGATCAATTCGAGGATCTGCTTCTTTCCGGAGAAGATGTACTTCAACGTCATACCGGACGAGCACGGCGTGCACCATACAGGAACGCTGTGGGCGAACATGACCGCATCGTCCTCCGTGCACATGTCGACGGATGACACGTACCAGATCCTTACGCTGGCGAATCAGCTTGAGGCGAGCCAGTTCAATACGGATGACGTGGTCAGCATATACTGCGAGCTCCACGTGGGCACGAACCAGTATGACTACACACAGACGCCGATGGTCTGCGCGATCTCGAAGCGCGAGGGCCTGTCCCTGTATATACCGGCCAACACATTCCTGGAGCTGGCTGCAGCAGGCGCTACGTCAGCGATCCTGCGTAACGTCCGGATCGAGAGACCGTGTCCCGATCTGGATTTTGTCATGGAGTACAATAACCGGCTGTGGGGTGTGGATAACAAGACGAATGAGATCCGCGCATCCAAGCTGGGCGATCCGACAAACTGGAATTATTACCAGGGGACGGCGATGGACTCCTACGCAGCCACGCAGGGCACGGACGGCGCATGGACGGGCTGTGCTCCGTATTCCGGACATCTGATCTTTTTCAAGGAAAACTACATGCACAAGGTGTACGGATCTAAGCCAAGTCTGTACCAGATCTCTGTGGCCACGTGCTACGGTCTGGAGAAGGGCAGCCATAAGTCTGTGCAGATCATCAATGATACGGTCTTCTACAAGTCACGGATCGGGATCATGGCGTACAGCGGTGGCAATCCCATCCTGGCGTCCGATGCATTCGGGCATGAGAAGTATAAGAACGTGGTCGCCGGCACGGATGGGAAGAAATACTACGCATCTATGCAGAAGGAAGACGGCACGTATACTCTCATGGTCTTCGATGTGGCTGCAGATCTGTGGCATATCGAGGATGACATAAGGGTAACGGACTTCTGCCATTACAAGGATCATTTGCTCATGCTCGTGAACAATCAGATTCTGAAGGGCAATACTGATCTGGAGGAATCGGGCGTCGAGTGGATGGCTGAATTCGGGCCGTTTGACGAATACGTGGAGACGAAGAAGATCTACTCCAGGCTGCGGATGAGGCTGGTCATGTCTGCAGGCTCCACGCTGACGGTGAAGATGAAGATCGACAGGGGCGAGTGGGAAACCATTCTGGAGCAGGCAGCAGACGAAGAGACCGCGCTGTTCATCCCGATCATACCGAGACGGTGTGACCGGTTCTCTGTGAGGCTGGAGGGCATCGGCCAGACGCGCATCGATTCCCTTGCCAGGCTGTATCGCGCTGGGACTGACGGAAGGGATGTGAAGATATGATCATCGAGTACGACAGAAGCGCGAATCTATCAGCAGAGCAGCAGCTCAGGTCTCTGCAGGAATCCGTGCAGAGGGCCTTCGACGAGATAACGACGGCCTACAGGGATGACTTATCCACAAGCTCCGGAGAGTTATACACAACGATCAATCTGTTTCGGAAGGACTATGCCTACTTCAACCAGATTACGACAGAGAAGTTGGACGCGGACAGGGCGTTTATTAATCAGCTATTTGCGAAGGACGCCGTGATCGAGGGAACACTGGAGGCTCATGCAGGCCGGTTCGAGGATCTGGAAGCAGACTACGCGGAGATCGACGCACTCGTTGTCAGTCATACGGCATCGATCAACCAATTGACTGCAGAGGACGTCACGATCAACAACTCCCTGCGTGCACTCACAGGTCGGATCGGGACTATCGAGGCTAATTACATCACGTCCGAACAAGTGGAGGCTGCCTATCTGAAGGTTGGCCTGGCCAATCTGGACACGGCGAACATTGACAAGGCGAAGGTAGGCCAGATGTTCGCCAATGTTGGCCTGATCGACAGGGCTACGATCGTTGACGGGCATGTGACCGGATATCTGGATTCTGTGAGCATCAATGCCAACAGCATCACGGCCGGCACGCTGACAACGAACAGGCTGCTCCTGGCAGGGGATACCGGATCGATACTGTATGAGCTGAACAATCTGGGCCAGCTCGTGAGCCAGAACGTGAACACTCTTGACGGGTACGTCCTGACGCCGAGGACGATCAACGCAGACAGGATCGTCGCATCGTCCATCACGGCCAATGAGCTGGACGTCGCAAGTGTGACGGCAGCCACGGTCACGGCATCGAACGTCATGGCGCTGAATCTGGAGGCATACGATCTGAGCGCATGGCAGGCGACTATCGGTGGTTTCCACATCGGTGAGGCTGCGCTGTATTCTCCGGTGGAGCAATATCTCTGGGATCCTGTGCTCCTGGAGGAGAGCGAGCATCTGGAGAGATCCGCGATGAACGAGAATCTGGATCTGTCCGAGGATACCAGTACATGGCTCTATGATGATCTGACCGGCAACGAGATGGCTGCGCTGAACGTGGAGTACGATCTGTCCGAGCCGACCGACGCATGGATGACCACGGTCACGTATCCGGAGTACAGGGAGCTGTGCCTCCTGAACGACATCGATCCGGAGCTGTACTCTTCCGTATATCTGGGTACCGATGCTATCGGCCTGGGCGACAATTTCTACGTGGACATCGACGGCAACATGGAAGCGAAGAACGTGGACATCACGGGGCACATCGTTGCCACGTCCGGAGAGATCAGCGGAAGCCTGCTGGTTGGACGCATCGCTGATCCGAATGAGAACACGGTGTTCGATCTGACCACGGGCGACTTCAAGATGAGCAAGGGCTCGATTAAGCTGGGTGAATTGGGAGAGAACGATTACAATTTCTCAGTCAACGACAGTGGGTACATGGACGTGAAGAACGGACGAATCAGGCTGGGATGGAGCGAGGAAAAATACAGATACAATTTCGATTTGAGCGATACTGGAATTCTAAAGATACGGCGTGGTGAAATCAACATGGGCGACGGGAAATTTCGCGTCACAGATGCCGGATATGTGGATATTCGTTCTGGATATATCAACTTGGGAAATGGCAATCTGGTCCTCGGTAGCAACGGAACTATAAATATCACGCAGGGGTATATCGATCTTGGCAACGGTAATTTTTCTGTCGACAACTCCGGACATGTGAATATTCGTTCTGGACATATCAACCTGGGCGACGGGAATTTGATCATCTGGAGTGACGGGGAAATACAAATTACATATGGGAGTATAAATCTTGGAAACGGAAATTTTTACGTCGGGGACGATGGACGATTAACAGCAAACGGGGTCGATCTGACAGGGAAGATTACAGCATCATCTGGAGCGATTGGTGGCTTCACGATTGGGAGCACGGGGCTGGTTCGTGGCACGGCAGGCTCGTCAGGTTATGTCTATCTTGGCACGAGTGGAATTAGAGCTGGCACCAATTTCTCGGTGCTTAATGACGGCACACTCACGGCTCGTGCTGGCAGTTTTGGCAAATGGACGATCGAGGGTGCTTCACTGATGAGTCACTACGGGGTCTATACAGCATATTTGCAGGAGCCGGGCAGTGCAAACACATACGTGTTTTTAATTCAACGTGAATCTGGTGGCTCCGTATTAGAAAACTTTTACGTTACCACGGGTGGCGACGTTGGTGGCAAGTCTTGGAGCACAATATCGGATCGTAAATACAAGGAAGATATTTCTCCTCTTAACAGGTCTGCCGTTGACTTCATTATGCAACTTGAACCGGTACGGTACCGATTGAAGGATGAAGAAGACTATCATCATGGATTTATAGCGCAAGAAGTGCGTGACATCAGGGGCGATAACGAATGGGCGATTGTAAGTGCGACGTCTCCGATGAAGGAACCATCGGACACAACGCTGATGCTCAGATACCAGGAAATTATTGCTGATTTGGTGAAGACGGCACAGGTTCAGTGGGAGGAAATTCAAAAGATAAAGCAAAAGCTGAATTGAAGGGAGACGAAACTATGCTGAGCGAAGTGATCAAGGCGTTACTGACTGTGGAGACAAAGGGCCAGAGCACTCTGGTGATGGCTGACTGCATCAGGGCACTTGCCCAGATCGAGGCAGAGCAGAAGAAGGAGGAAGAGAAGGATGAGACTGTACACGATTCTTAATGCAATCGGACAGAGGCAGAAGACGAATGACACAGCGATCCAGGCGAATGCGCTGGCGATAGCTGCGAACGCGACGGCGATCCAGACCAATGCCAGGAACATCACTGCGAATCAGAACGACATCAGCGGTCTGGATTCCAGACTTACTCTGATCGCCATGACCAGCGGTGAGCTGGATACGCTGGAAGAAGAGCTCGGGCTCGTATAGGGGGTGATGACGTGAGACGAGGAACCACGCCTACGGTGACATATACCACGCCGTTTGAAGCAGACGCGGTGGCCGGTGGCTACATCACATTTAAGCAGGAGACGGGGGATCTGCAGATCGACATCCCCATCGAGGACGAGGCGGTCACGGTGACTGACAATCAGATCGCGGTGGAACTGACGCAGGAGCAGACCATCTCCCTGTCAGACGATGAGAAGTGCAGGACACAGCTCCGGCTGATCCTGTCCAATGGGGAGGTCGTCGCATCCAACATAGTGAAGTTCAAGGTGGACGAGATCCTGAAGGATGGGGTGATCTGATATGACGCAGTTTTTCTCTACGAGCTTGTCGGAGGATACGACACAGTTTGACATGGACTTCGGTGAGGGGACGGGATTCGACATGAGCTTCGCGGATCAGGACGGCTTTGCAACGAGCTTCGATCAGACGGAGGATATCCAGACGAGCATCGAAGAGCTCACGCCGGTCATGGTCAATGATCATCGGGAGCTGAATTACAGAGAGGCTGAATTCCAGCATCCCATCGAGGCGATCACGAATCTGGACAGCGAGCTTGACGCGCGTCCGCATGAGGCTCTGACCAACATGGATATCGCGGAGGTATTGCACTTGATATAGAGGAGAGGACACATGGCAAACAAATACTTGGATAACAACGGCCTGCTGTACTTCTGGCAGCAGATCAAATCGATATTCGCGAAGGTGGAAGACGTCCCGACGAAGACATCCGAGCTGGTAAACGACAGCGGATTCATCACGACAGGGGATATTCCGGAAGGCGCTGCAGCATCGACCACGACGCCGAAGATGAACGGGACTGCTACGGTGGGTACGGAGCTCGCATTCGCCAGAGGAGACCACGTGCATCCGTCAGACACCAGCCGAGTGCCAACAACGAGGACGGTCAATGGGCATGCGCTGTCTGCTAACGTCACGGTCACGGCGTCGGACATCGGGGTGGCCAGCGGTGCGGAAGTAAACCAGAACGCGTTCAGCAACGTGAAGGTCGGCACGACTACGATCGCTGCAGACAGTAAGACCGATACGCTGGAGCTGGCTGCAGGATTAAATATCACACTCACGCCGGATGCCTCTGGGGATAAGGTCACCATCGCAGCGACAGACACGACGTACAGCGACGCAACGACTTCTGCGCACGGCCTTATGACGGCAGAGGATAAAGCCAAGCTGAACGGGATCGCGACAGGCGCGGAGGTAAACGTACAGGCCGACTGGAACGAAAGCAGCACCAGCTCTGATGCATACATCCAAAACAAACCGACGATCCCCAGCGCTGGAACAGGATCATCTTATCCGGCTATGGACGGGACGAGGGCGCTTGGATCAAATTCCGGTTATGCGAGGGTCGACCACGTGCATCCCACAGATACGAGCAGAGCTCCATTGGCGTCTCCTGGACTGACCGGCACGCCGACAGCTCCGACAGCATCGGCCGGCACCAATACGACGCAGATCGCAACGACTGCATATGTCACGACAGCGATCCAGAATGCCCAGGTGGGAGCAGCCACATTCAAGGGCACGGTCAATGCGCCGTCAGCAATCAGCGGTCTGACAAACTATAAGAAGGGCTGGTATTGGGTCGTAGGCACGGCCGGCACATACGCAGGACAGGTCTGCGAGGCAGGCGATATGATCTTCTGCGTCAGCGATTACGGTTCCGCGTATTCCGCATCTGACTTCGATGTGATCCAGACCAATCTGGATATCACTGCGATCACCAATTCGGAGATCGACACCATACTGGCAGCGTAAAGGAGGGGCATCATGGCAAAGTTTCTGGACTTGACCGGACTGGAATACTTTTGGACGAAGCTCAAGGCCATCATCCAGGCGCTGTCTGACAAGGTGGACGAGATAGATCAGAGACAGTACGTGGTCGAGGCCGGCGTTTCGAACGGCTGGTCGTACAAGAAATTTTCGAACGGCTCGTTCGAGGCGTGGTACACAGGCAATGCTGCGTCGGCGGTGAACGTAGCAAATGGCAGTGTATACTGGTCATCTGCAACACTGTCTATATCCGCGCCGTTTACGCCGAATTCTGTGCAGTATGTCACGATCACGCCGTTTTCGCCGGCGTCACAGGCATTTGCGGTATGGGCGACGATTCTGTCCATCAGCTCGGCATTTGCTGTGAATTACAGGCTGATAGCTACGGCATCGCATGCCAATTCAACGTATCCGATCAGGGCGTATATGAAGGGCACGTGTGACGTCAGCCAGTACATAAGTTAGGAGGAAGACATGGGAAGATTGTATAACATCCTGCATGCCATTGCGCAGAGGGCCTGCATCGAGACGGGGACGTCGGATAACTGGACGTATAAAAAGTACGCGGACGGCACGTTCGAGGCATGGTACACAGGGAGCATAACGACAGAAATCACAGCGCATCCGAGCGCATGGCCGGCAGGCGTGTATAGATCCACGGCCGGCGTGACCATTAATTATCCTTCGTTTGTTACATCGATCTCGCATTCAGCTATAACTCTGGTTAGATCGACAGCAGCGGTGTGGGTTTACGAATTGGAGATCGGAAGA